ACTTACTTTTGTTTCTAAGGCAACTGATGCTAAGAGTGCAGAAGGATCTACTACTTACTATAAAACAGTAGTTGCAGATGGATCAGAATATATCTATCCTGGTGATGTAAATCCCGTAGGTTCTGCAGGTGCAAACCAGTTAACTCTTGCTGGCGGTGCAGCCGGTACTAACGTTAACATTGGTTCTCCACAAGGAAGTACATTCAAACTATTCTCATTCGCTGGTTCTTCTGTTGGTAAGTTAACGCTTGCTGAAGGTGATGATTACGATTATAGCACCGATCAAAAAATTGCATCAGTCAGAGCAGGTCTAGTTTCTGGTTATGATTTAGTTGAAGATCCAGAACTATTCGGTGATATTGACTTCCTAGTTCCTGGTCATATTAGTACATCTGTGGTTGCAAAACTAATTGCTATCGCAGAAAAGAGAAGAGATTGTGTTGTAGTTGCTTCACCAGAGAGATCTGATGTTGTTAACTCAAGTTCAACCTCGGTCAAGACAGATAATGTAATCGGATTCTTTAGAACTCTACCAAGTACATCATACGCAATGTATGATTCTGGTTACAAGTACATCTACGATAAGTACAATGATGTTTATCGTTATGTACCATGTGCAGCTGATGTTGCTGGTCTTTGTGTTGCTACAACTAACAATGCAGAAACTTGGTTCTCACCAGCTGGTTATAATAGAGGGCAAATACGTAATGCAACGAAACTTGCTTACAGTCCAAAACAGGCAGAAAGAGACAGACTTTATACCGATAGAATTAATCCTATCGTTGCATTCCCTGGACAGGGTATTGTATTGTTCGGTGATAAAACCGCTCTTGCATCTCCTTCCGCATTTGACAGAATCAACGTTCGTCGTCTCTTTATTGAACTTGAGAAGAATATTGCAAACTTCTCTAAGTATCAACTATTTGAGATCAATGATGAACTAACAAGATCTGGATTCAGATCTGCTATCGAACCTTATTTAAGAGGTGTACAGGGTAGAAGAGGTATCTATGATTTCCTAGTTGTTTGTGACACAACAAACAACACTCCAGATGTTATTGACAGAAATGAGTTAGTTGCTGAAATTTTCATCAAACCAGCTCGTACAATTAACTATATTACTATCACGTTTGTCGCCACTAGAACTGGTGTTTCGTTCAACGAACTTACAAACTAATTCGTTCTCTTTCGCTAAACTACACTAGGAGATAAAGAAAAATGGCAAGAGGTATTTCAGAGTTTAAGACTAAACTCATTAATGGCGGCGCAAGGCCCAATCTGTTCTTGGTTCGCCTAAACTTCCCAACAACGTTAAATACAATCACTGATATTGAAGCAGTTGATTCATCAAACGTTATCACAGAGAGAGCAGAATTCCTTGTGAAGACTGCTCAGTTACCCGCATCAACCATCGGAACAATTGATGTTCCTTTCAGAGGTAGAATGCTTAAGGTTGCTGGAGACAGAACCTTTGAACCATGGTCTGTAACTGTGGTCAATGACGGTCAGTTCGGTATCCGTAAAGCATTTGAAACCTGGTCTAGAGGTATTAATGCGCTAACTGAAAACGTATCACAACTTGGATACGGTGATGACAATCCTGGTTATTGTGTTGACCTAGAGGTTTTCCAACTAGGTAGAGATAAGCAAAAACCAAATAAGACTCCACAATCAATGACATCACAAGGTCGTGATGGTATGGAAGTCGTTCGTGCATATAAATTCTATGATGCATGGCCTTCTTCACTATCTGCAATCGATCTCTCTTATGAGTCGAATGATCAGATTGAAGAGTTCACTGTAGAATTCCAGTATAACTACTATGAAGTCTCTAAACCAAATCTCGATACTGGGGTTTGATAAATAATAGAGAAAGATTAGACTTTATACTATGACTCAGTTATTTGGGTTCTCAATTGAGGAGCGTAAGAAGAAAGAAAAACTTTTTTCGCCTGCTCCTCCAAATAATGATGAAGGCACCTCCACAGTTGCGGCTGGTGCCTATTTTGGTCAGTATGTAGACCTTGATGGCATTCCTAAGAATAATAATGATTTTGATTTAATTAGGAAATATAGGGAGATTGCTCTTCATCCAGAGTGCGACAATGCAATTGATGATATCATCAATGAATCTATTAGTAGTGATCTAGATTTTGCTCCTGTAAATATTGAGCTTTCTAACCTAGAAGTTGGTGATAAAATTAAAAAACAGATAAGAGAAGAATTTAGACTCATTCTTAAGTTATTGGATTTTGATAAAAAGTGTCATAATATTTTCCGTCGTTGGTATATCGATGGTAGAATGCATTATCATAAAATGATTGACTTTGAAAATCCCAAAGAAGGAATTAAAGAATTAAGATATATTGATGCACTTAAAATTAAAAAAGTAAGAGAAGTTGTAAAGAAAAAATCAAGTCTTGAAGAAATAGAAAGAGGACCGGCCGGGGAAAAATTTGACTATGGTGAAGTACTTGAATACTATATGTACTTCCCACACGGATATAAAGCATCCCAAGCAAAAGGATTAAAAATTGCTAGTGATGCAATATGTGCTGTGACTTCTGGTTTGATGGATCATAATAGAAATAGTGTTTTATCTTTCCTACACAAAGCAATTAAATCCGTAAATCAACTAAGAATGATTGAGGATTCACTCGTCATTTATAGAATGTCCCGTGCTCCTGAACGTCGTATTTTCTATATTGATGTAGGAAATCTTCCTAAGATGAAGGCGGAACAATACCTAAAAGAGGTTATGAATCGCTATCGTAATAAGTTAGTATACGATTCAAATACTGGTGAAGTTCGTGATGATCGTAAGCATATGAGTATGCTTGAGGATTTCTGGTTGCCTCGTCGTGAAGGTGGTCGTGGTACTGAAATTACTACACTACCCGGTGGTCAGAATCTTGGAGAACTAGAAGATGTTAAGTATTTCCAGAAGAAACTCTATAAGTCTTTAAACATTCCGTTGTCAAGACTAGAACAAGAATCATCATTTACAATCGGAAGATCATCAGAAATTACTCGTGACGAACTTAAGTTTGCTAAGTTTGTTGGTCGTCTCCGCAAAAAATTCTCTGAGTTATTTCATGATCTTTTAAAAACACAACTTGTTCTCAAGGGTATTATGACCTTAGAGGATTGGGAAGAATTAAAAGAAAATATTCAATATGATTTTATCTTTGATAATCATTTTACTGAATTAAAAGACAATGAACTTTTAACCGAGAGATTAAATTCTGTTGGTTTAATGGAACCATACATCGGAAAATATTTTTCTGCTGAGTATGTCCGTAAACAAGTTCTTCACTTTACTGATGAAGAAATTGAAGAGATGGATATTCAAATTGAGAAAGAAAAATCACTTGGAATTATTCAAGATCCAATGGCGATGATGGGTGATGAGTCTGGCGGACAACTTCCTCCAGCAGAAGGTGGTGCGGAAAATGGTGCTGTCGGAGGCGATTTAGATAGTGCTTTTGCTGCAGCAATCTCATCATCAGATTATAACAAAGGAAATATTTGATAAATAAAAGGGTAGGTTGAGTATTATTATGACTACTGTATCAAAAGAAATTGTTGACGCGATTCTAAGCAAAGATAATTTCAATGCTAATGAAAGAATTTATGATGCTCTTTACGGAAAAAGTTCTGAGCAATTACAAGCTCGCAAAGTAGAAATTGCGAAACACTTTTTTGATCCTGATCAGGATACAGAAAGTAGTCCCGAGAGTGAAACTCCCGAGGCGTCTGTTGATAATGAAGAACCTGAAAATCAAGAACCAGAGGAAACAACAGAACAATGAAACTTATCTCCGAAGAAATTGTAGACGTTGAGTTTATTACCGAAGAATCTAGCGGTAAGAAAAGTCACTTTATTGAGGGAGTCTTCCTTCAATCCGATATTAGAAACCGTAATGGTAGGATGTATCCTTTTGATACTCTAAACCGTGAAGTTTCTAAGTATAACGAAGGCTACATTCAAAGAGGTAGGGCCTTGGGTGAACTCGGTCACCCTGATGGTCCAACCATCAATTTGGATCGAGTATCCCATAAAATTGTATCATTACGCGCTGAAGGAAAAAACTTCATCGGCAAAGCAAAACTTCTAGAAACCCCAATGGGTAAAATCGCGAAGAATTTGTTGGACGAGGGAGTAAAACTAGGTGTATCTTCTAGAGGACTTGGATCCATTGAAAAGAGAGGTGATACTAATATCGTTAAAGATGATTTTATGCTTTCTACTGCTGCAGATATTGTAGCAGATCCTTCCGCACCCGATGCTTTTGTTGAAGGTATTATGGAAGGAGCAGAGTGGGTTTGGGACAATGGAATCTGGCATCAGTCAGCACTCGAAAAAGCCAAACATCATATCGAGTCTTCTTCTATGAATGACTTGACGGAAAAGAAGCTAAAAGTATTTGAAAGCTTCCTCCGTAACTTAAAAATTTCATAAATATTATTAGAAAATACCATTTTCTTCGAGGAGAAACCATGTCCGAACAAAATATTGAATTAGAAGAATCTTCGGTGACTGCTAACGCAAAAGCCGGTGATCCTATGCCAAAGATTGACAACACTGTACCAGGTCAGACTGGTTCTGCTGAAGATCTTGGTGGTCCATTAACTAAACCTTCACCAGGTACTGAAGAAACCCCAGGTAAGAAAGTTTCTGCAAAAGCATCGAAAGTTTCTAACGTGGTTAATAAGACTGGTGGTACACCAGATCCAATGCCAACCCTTCAAGGTTCCGCACCTGGACAATCAGGAGTTAAAGAAGAGACCGAAGAAGTAGAAGAAATTTCAATCGATGTCACCCAAGATGTCGAAGCACTTCTACAAGGAGAAGAATTCTCCGACGAGTTTAAATTTAAAGCAGCAACCATTTTTGAAGCCGCTGTTAAAGCGAAGGTTGTTGAAGAAGTAGAAAAAATTCAAAAGACTTTTGAAGAAAAGCTTCAGCAAGAAGTTGCTGAGGTTACTGAGTCAGTTGAAACTAGAGTTGAATCACATCTTGACTACGTTGCAGAACAATGGGTCAAGGAAAATCAACTTGCGGTTGACACTGGTCTCCGCAGTGAATTGAGTGAAGAGTTTATCCTTGGCCTCAAGGGACTCTTTGAACAACATTATGTCGATATCCCTGAAGATAAGTATGACGTTCTCGGAGAAATGTCCGAGAAACTAGATCAAATGGAAGAGAAACTCAACGAGCAAATCGAAACAAACGTTGGTCTTAATTCGACCCTCGGAACTTATATTAAAAATGGAGTAATTGCAGATATTTCCGAAGGTCTTGCTCAGACGCAAAAAGAAAAGCTTGCCTCTCTCGCAGAAGGTGTTGAGTTCGTTAGTGAAGAATCTTATCGTGAAAAGATCGCAACGATCAAGGAAAACTATTTTCCTAGAACACAAGCATCTCTATCAGAAGATCTTGTAACAGAAACTCAAGTGATCGCGGAAGAAGGTCCAATGGCTGCATATGCTGCCGCACTTTCCAAATGGTCTAACTGAGTTTTTCCATAAATAATTCAGATTCCTAACATAACAAACAACTAGGAGAACATCCCAAATGTATAATTCAGAATCCCTTCAAGAGAAGTGGGCTCCCGTACTAGAGCACTCTGGTCTTGATAACATCAAAGATAATCATAGACGTGCAGTTACTGCTGTACTTCTAGAGAACCAAGAACGCTTCATGCGTGAAGAGCGTGGTCTTATTACTGAGACTCCAACCAACTCCGCTGGTACTGGTGGTTTCTCAGGTTCAGGTAATAACCCACCTGTTGCTGGTTTCGACCCCGTTCTAATCAGTCTTATTCGCCGTTCAATGCCTAAGTTGATGGCATATGACATTTGCGGCGTCCAACCAATGTCTGGTCCTACCGGACTTATCTTCGCAATGCGTTCACAACGTGGTGCTGACCGTGATGGTAACGGTGCAACCCCTAACGTATTCACCAACGAAGCATTCTACAACGAGACTCCTTCTGGATTCTCTGCTGATGACGGTGCATATTCTGCCGCAACTGGTGAGAATGCAACCAACCCTTCAGTTCTTAACGCTGCATCACCAGGTGATTATGCCGCTGTCGGTGGTATGAACACTGCGACTCAGGAAGCACTTGGATCTTCTGCAGGAACCGCTTTCCGCGAGATGTCATTCTCGATCGAGAAAGTTGCTGTTGAAGCAAAAGGTCGCGCTCTGAAAGCTGAGTATTCACTAGAACTCGCTCAAGACCTTAAGGCGATCCATGGTCTTGACGCTGAAGCAGAACTTGCTAACATTCTTTCTGCTGAAGTTCTTGCTGAAATCAACCGTGAAGTTGTACGTACTATCTACGTAACTGCAAAACCAGGTGCTCAGAACAACGTTGCTAACGCAGGTTCATTCGACCTAGACGTTGACTCCAACGGTCGTTGGATGGCAGAGAAGTTCAAAGGACTTATCTACCAGATTGAAAGAGATGCTAACGCGATTGGTCAAGAGACTCGTCGCGGGAAGGGTAACTTCATCGTCTGTTCTGCAGACGTTGCAAGTGCTCTAGGTATGGCAGGCGTTCTTGATTACGCTCCTGCTCTTGGTGGTAACAACGGTTTGACCGGTGTTGATGACACCGAGTCAACTCTAGTTGGTACTCTTAACGGTCGTATCAAGGTCTATGTTGACCCATATTCTGCTAACATTGCAGATGACCACTTCTACGTCATGGGTTATAAGGGTACTTCTGCATATGATGCAGGACTCTTCTACTGCCCATACGTTCCCCTCCAGATGGTTCGTTCCATCGGTCAGGACACCTTCCAACCAAAAATTGGATTCAAGACTCGCTACGGCATGGTCGCGAACCCATTCTCCCGTGGAACCACGCAGTCAAGCAACGCTCTTACTGCAAACGCAAACGTCTACTACAGACGCACCCGTGTTCTCAACCTTATGTGATAAAGGTTGCTGTGGGGCAGGATGTCCCACATGTCCTTTCAGACCTCCCTCAAAAAGGGGGGTCTTTTTTTATAAATAGTTTTAAAACATTATGGCATATTTTGCTGACAACCCAAACTGCCCATCTAATTTCCTATCGGGAGTTGGATTTCAGTTTAGTCTAAAAAAATTGCCTGGAGTATCATTTTACTGCCAATCTGCTAATGTACCATCACAAAATTTAGCTGTAGCAACTCAAGCAACTAGATTTAATACAATACCAGAACCAGGTGATGAAGTAAATTATGATGATCTAACTATTAGATTTTTAGTAGATGAAGACTTAAAAAATTATAGATCTATACATAATTGGATCCGATATCTAGGTCATCCAGAAGGAGAAGATGATTGGACAACCTATTGCGATGGAGATTCATATCAAGAAAAAAATTATAGTGATGGTATTTTATTTGTATTAGATTCAAATTTCAATAGAAAATTTAAAATTTATTTTAAAGATCTTTTCCCAGTGTCACTATCGGGATTAAATTTTGATTCTACATATACGGATACGGAATATTTTGCTGTTGATGCTACATTTAAATTTACTATATTCGATATTGAGGAGGTAGGAGCGACTGGTTTTTTTACCCCAGCTGATCCACCAACAGTATCTATAAGCCACACAATAGATTCCAGTAATAATGTTGTATTAACTTGGAGTTCTGAAAATGCATCAAATGTCATTATTGATCAAGGAGTAGGTGAAGCATCATTATTTGGAACTGACACAATTCCATCTTCAACTGTTCGTCAAAGAGCGTCTGATGGTTCGACAATTTACACAATTACGGCTATCGGTCGAGGGGGAACTGCAACGGCATTTACCACAGTAATTGTAACGACTAATATAGTTAACATTGCAGTTATAGACGAAAGTGATTCGCAATCTATTAATAGTATGAGAACTAGATGGGCTTCTTTCAGATCAAACTGGCCAGACAGAAAATTCTACTTACTACAACCATCTACATGTACAAATTATGATGTTTTAAGATGTCCAGTAAACTTTATGGAAGAAACAGATCCAACTAGTATTACTAATGTTTGTAGTGAATCCGTTCTTCCAGGGGGGACATCTCTAGTCTGGAGCACATTAGAAGCAAATAATACGGGATCATATAGAGGATTTACACATTCTGCTTGGTCTTCATTTATGAATACCTATGCATATTCTAGGGTTCCACAATCAGGATCATTAAGTTCAGAACCAGATCCATATGGGGTAAAAACGGATTCTTATGTGGTTACTTTTCAAAAGACAGGAGTATATCAAATAAATGCAGCTGCCGATAATGCTGGAACTGTTACAATAGATGATACAACTTTCAATGCAGTAGGGTTTTTTGAAACAAATGTTGAAGTAGGTACTATACATTTATCTAAAGGTGATCATACAATTACACTCAAACAAGAAAATTATGCAAATGGTGATGCATTTGCACTTAATCCAGTTGGATTAGCTGTTACTATTAATTACATTACTGAAACTGATACTAACTATGGACATTATACTTCAACATCTCAAGGAGTCGTTGAAGTTTCTGATTACAATAATTCTACAAAGGAAGAGAGCTTTGAAAATATTAGTAATTATGGAGTCTTTGTTGCTGGTTTAGAAAATGCTTGTGGTGATTTGAGTGATATGATAACTCTCTTTAGTTCTGGGCCGGATCTTTCTAGAGTATTGAGTTATATTAATGCTGGTGGAATATTTTGGTTTAAGAGTGAATGGGTTGGTGGAGGATGTGCAAACCATCCAAACGTAAATACCATTCTAACTTTGTTGGGAACTACAATTAGAATTACTGGAGATTCTGGAACCGTAGGTAATATGACTGCAACTCCTGAAGCAATAGCTGCTGGATTACCAGAAGTTCTATATCATAACGCTACAGGAGTATTTGATCCTGGAGCTAATGGTAACGTACTTTATACATCACCTGGAGGAAATTCTTGGGTGTATGAAAGAATGGGTAATGGTTTTCTTTTATGTACTGCTGACGTTAATAGTTGGATGGATGGGACATATACATTATTGCCTCCAGGTAACATATATAATGGATTAAGATCTTTACTATAAATAGAAGAAAACAATTATGTCAGCTTGGACTTTACTTCATAGTTTCAGTAGCACCGATCAAAAAATTGATACGTTAAATACTGTCGCGTCAGCGTTTTATAATGATGAAACAGATTTTAGTGGACTCCCAGACTGGGCAAAACCTGCTTCTAATGGGATAGATTATGTAGCAAATTATATTACTCCAGCAATAACTCTTGCACAATGGATACGGGCGCAACAGATTGGATGGACTGGACCAGGAGAAACACCAGAAAATCCGTATATAGTACAAGTAGATCAAACTAATAGACAAGAAATAGTAGAAAAATTAGGGTTTGATCCATCACCACCAGAATTAATTAAAGACTATGATAGAGAAACACGATTCCATCCATCACTAAGAAATACGTTTTTTAATTTAGCTGGAGGTGAGCTTGGTGGAGTTAGATGGGATAAAGAAAGTGATGAATTAGTTTTTTTTGATAGGTATAATTTTGAAGGAATAGGTGATTTTGGATTAGCTAGTGCAGGATCTGACCATTCCGGTGTTAGGGCAGTATGGGAGTTCGTTAAATGCGTTGCAGTTTCTGTCTCCACATTTCCATTTTCGAGCGGCAAGGCACTGTTCCGACAAGTTGTGGTAGCGTTAGGATTTAATCCAAGTACAGGTAAGTTTGCTGATGGGCAATCATTATCAGATTTTGATAGTCTTCCATTTACTACATTCAAACAAGGGAATTTTCAAATAGGAAATGTGAGAAATTTGTATATAGAATTTAGAATTACTGCAGAAGAACTATGTGATCACAATCCTGTATTATATAGAGCTGCTGTTGCTAAAGGATATTTAGAATTCAGATCGGATATAGCTGGATCTTGTTCTAAAGTTGACGAAAGATCTCTTTGTTTTGA